TGGTAATTCAATGGTAAAATAGAATGGTTAAAATAACAAGATTTGTCAAACACATGGTATCTTCCATTAACCAAATGGAGGATACCTTTTCTTGCCTTTCTGTCGGTTGATTTTCGTGGCAAAATTTCGGGAACATCATTCTTGAATATACGGCGCGCCGTACACAAAAACAACCTATTTCCGCTAATATCTACAAAAAAGGAGAACAGACATATGATATTAGCGACCGATGAAGATACAAAAGTAAAAGATGCCGTTGCATTACGTTTCAAAGAGCTTTGCGAGGAACGCAACATAAGTCCCAATGCCCTTGCTGTCCGTTCCGGTGTCACTCCGTCCACCGTTTACAGTATGCTTGATTCCTCCCAGCAGAGCGTCACCGTTCCAACCGTCAAAAAACTGTGTGATGGCCTTGGAATTACGCTTGTAGATTTTTTTAACGCCTCGATTTTCACTGCAATCGATCAGGAAATCCGATAAATAACACATTGACATCGGTTTATGTACCCTATTGGAAATGCACCAGCATTGTACGAAGCCGCTGCTATTTATCAATGCCTGCATTATAGCCCTGACGTTTTTCTTCTTGCCCTATAACATAGAGATTTTTCTCTGTTATTAAAGATGCACCGCGCTTTTTTGCGCTCTGCCCGCCTTCCACCATTGAAAACGAAAGGACAAAAACATGAAAAGGAGAATCATCGAGTACAAACCAAGTCCCGGCAAACAGAATCTGACCCGCCGACTGTATCTTTGCGCTCTGACCTTGTGGCGCAGCTTGTGGCTGCCTACCTGCTTGGTCGGAGGGCTGGCATATGATGTATTATGATCAGTTCAACACCGGAAAGCGTATTCAAAAGCTGCGCAGAGAGCGCTACCTGACGCAGGAAGAGCTGGCCGTCCGCTTGAATGTCAGCGACCGCCACCTCCGCAGTCTTGAGAGTGGGGAGTATATTCCTTCTATTGACCTTTTCATCGAGATCGCTGCATTTTTTGATGTGACACTGGATCATTTGATTATGGGAAAGTCGTTATCTGACCAAGAAGAAAGCTTACGAAACAAGTTGCAGCAAAAGCGTTTGACAAATCAAAAGCTCCGTTTGAAATTGCAGCGTATTATGCAGAAACTGTCTGCAATCGCTGAAGAACTTTAACTCTATATAAAATCGCGCCCCTCCGGGCAGGCAGCATTGCGCTGCTTGTTCAGAGGGGCGTTTTTTGTTTTTGTGCTCAAAAAACTTTTTTGAAAAATTTCAATTTTATCGTATTTTTTGCAAAATCGAAACATCGACTCAACGTTATTTTTGCGCCAAAACCGGAAGCATCACTTCCGGTTTTTTAAGCCAAAAAACCGGAGGTACGACCTCCTAAAAAAGCATTCAGTTTTCAGGTACACTATGGTCACAGCAAGGGCAACACCCCAGATGGGGAGAAGCCCGAAGCTGTAAGACGTACCTTGAAAACTGAATATCATTCCCTCGGACAAAACAATGAAACTTCCGTAATTCGCGGCCCGGCCATAAAGAAGGCGGGGTGGCTGAAAAGCCAATGAGAGGAAGGGTGCAGTCCCCCTCACCGAGGTGTATTCCAACCCCCACCGGGCGTCGAGGACAAATAGGGTGGGACACTTAAAACAAAAACTTCAAAGCCCACCACCGGGATTCTTTCGAATCAAGGCAGTGGGCTTTTTCCATACCGAATATTCATTTTGATGACACGGAGGTATTGATTATGAGCCGTACTTTTACCCACAAGACCGACGAATCGACCCTGACCACCCTCTGTCCCCGCTGCCTGAATGCCTTTCGGAACACGCGTGGCATCCGTGTCCGCCGTGCAGACCCTTATCAGCTCACCAAGGAACCTTGCACCTACTGCCAGACCAACTTCGGCTACGACTACTACATCCAGCCCACCAGCCCGAAATCCACCTACTTTAAGAAGGGACGGTTCGATGATGAATCTGAATGCGCTTAAGATCGACCCGGAGTTTCAGGGTAAGATACCGCCGCTGACCTTTGAGGAGCTGAACCAGCTCGAAGCTAACATCCTGCGAGATGGCCGCATCATCAATCCCATCATCGTATGGCGGGGCTTGATCGTGGATGGACACAACCGCTTCACCATCGCTAAGAAGCACCCGGAGATCCCTTTTACCACTCATGAGAAAGCGTTTGCAAACCGCTATGAAGCAATTATCTGGATCTGCAAAAACCAGCTAGGGCGACGCAACCTTACCCCGGAACAGAAGAAGTACCTCATTGGGAAACAATACGAAGCTGAAAAATGTGCCAACGGCGGCGACAGAAGAAGCCCGGTGGCAAAATCAGGTGCCGCGACACGGCACCTGATCGGCGGTGAAAAGACTTGCATGAAAGTCGCAGCTGAAAACAATGTCGGAAAAACATTTGTAAAAGATGCAGAGCATTTTGCACGAGGGCTTGATGCAGCCGAAGAAGCCGTTCCCGGCACACGGCAGAAAGTGCTTTCCGGCGAGGTCAAGCCGACCGCCGCCGAGATTGCATCCGTCGCCCGTGCCCCTCCCGAAGAACGTCCTGCGCTGGTGGCTGAGATTTGCAAACCGAAAGAACCGAAGCCCCCAAAACCGCCTGCGCAAAAGCAGAAAGCTCCCCCAGCCGTAGCTGCACCGCTGCCCGATGCCAGTACATCCGATGAAGAAGCGCCTGACGAAGAACCAACGTCCGCTCCTGCTCCATCCGAGCCAATCTTTCCACAAAAGGAGAACGAGCCGTTGAAAGTTGACCGTCAGCAGATTCTTGAAATCGCAAACAATCGCTACCATGTCAAGCAGCTTGCCAATGGTGCGGCGATGCTTTGTGAGGTATCGGGAGCCGCCAACAGTATGATGCGCCGCTGGGAAAGCGTTTTCCGTGAATATCCCGATATTCTATCCGATGCAGAGAACCGTGCATCCGTAGGACGAACGATTCAGAAATTGAGAGACTACCTGAAAAATCTGGAAGATAAGATGGAGGAACTGCTATGAAGAATATGAACTGCGTCAGCACCATGCCTGAGATCATGCCCGAAATCACCGATGAAGCCATCATCGAAGCTCTTTTCGCTCAGCGGCCTTACGAAGAAAAGGTCATCAACAGTGCCTTTCTCGAAATCCCTGCGGAATATCAGCGCAAGCTGAACATCCCGAATGTCGAAAAGATGTCGGCGGAGTTCACCGAACTGATTGCCAACCCGCCCAAGGTCAGCTACCGGGACGGTCACTACTTCGTCTTTGACGGTCAGCATACCATCGTGACCCGTCGGGCAATGAACGGCGGGCAGGATCTTCCGATCATCTGCAAGGTGTATGAGGGACTGACAGAGGAAGAAGAAGCCATGCTGTTTTCCCGGCAGACGGGCGTTTCCACGCCGCTGACCGCTGGTGCAGAACTGCGCGCCGCTTTGGTGGGCAAAGACCCGGAATCTCTCGCATTCGTGAAAGCCACCGAAAGCACCGGTCTGCAGCTCGGTCTGGACAACTACCGCGCCCCGTGGAAGATCATCTGCATCCGCACGGCTTTCAAGGAGTACAAAGCCTACGGCGCAGACCTTTATAAAGAAGCTCTGACCATGCTGGCGCGTGGCTGGGAGGGTGACCCCGATTCTCTCCGCTCCGGCATCCTGCGGGGCATGGTTCGCTTTGTAGCGCTCTATCAGGGCGAGTATGACCCGGAGCGTCTGGTGAAGCGTCTGCAAGCCATCCATCCCATGACGCTGGTGCGGGATGAGAAATCCCTGAGCGGCACCGTCAGCTACAAGTATATGATGCTGATTCTTCGCACCTACAACGGCTCCAGCCGCCGCTTTAATCTGCCCATCAAGCAGTAACCTTACTTCTTCATGTAGGTCTCCTTTCACATCGCAGAAGCCGTCCGCAAGGGCGGCTTTTGCCTACATAAGCAAAAGGGGGTTGACTGCCACCGTATATGTAACAAAAGACTTTGGTTTTCTCCGGGGCGAGATCTACTATGCAGACCTTGACCCGCACTATGGTTCTGAGCAGGGAGGCAAACGCCCTGTTATTGTGATTCAAAATAATACCGGAAATAAATTTGCGCCGACTGTGATCGTGGCTGCTGTGACCTCAAAAGTCACCAAAAAGCCAAACCAGCCTACCCATGTTCTCATTGACCGAAATCCAGCGTTTTCAAGGCCCTCTATGGTGCTGCTGGAACAGATCTTCACCATTGATAAAGAACGCATACAGCGACTCCTAGGGCAGACTACGCCGGACGAAATGTACGAGATCAACGAAGCCCTGATGAACAGTCTGGATCTGAACGGAGGTCGATAATATCAACAAAAACGCCTACTCTCCCCTTTCCCCCGCTGTTCCTCCCGATGTTTTCAGCATCGATGAAACTGCACTGAAGCTGATTTCTATTTTATTTGACAACAACCTGATCTCTGCTGAGGTCTATCATCAGGTCCTTAGCAGATATTCTGCGTAATGTCAAGGATGTCGCTGACACCGGTGACATCCTACATATTCTCTTCTCAATCTTCTATACTACGGGCAAAGGAGGTACAGCGATATGAACATCACGCAAAGAATGTACTTTGGGCAATTCCCATTGGACAAGGACCGTGACCGCCGCATTGTCTTTTACGGCCGTGTTTCCACCCAGCATGAAGCGCAGGTCGATGCGCTTGGCAACCAGATGCAATGGTACGATGACCAGCTTCGGTATCATCCAAACTGGCAGGTCGTTGACCGCTATATCGATGAGGGCATCACCGGAACCTCCGCCAAAAAGCGCCCGGCTTTTATGAAAATGCTTTCCGATGCCAAATGCGGAAAATTCGATCTGATCGTTACACGTGAGGTCTGCCGCTTTGCCCGCAACACCGTCGATACCCTTCAGATCACCCGCGAACTCCGCAATTTCGGCGTAGAGGTCTTTTTTGTATCCGACAACATCTGGACGATGGACGGCGATGGCGAACTCCGCCTTTCCATCATGGCAACCATGGCGCAAGAGGAAAGCCGTAAGATCTCAGAGCGTGTTCTTGCCGGGCAGAAGATAAGCCGACAGAACGGCGTGCTTTACGGCAGCGGCAACATTATCGGCTACGACCGGGATAAGGTCAACCGTACATACGTTATCAACGAGGAACAGGCTGCAACCATACGAATGGTTTTCACGCTCTATTCGCAGGGCTACGGGGAAAAGGCGATCGTCAACGAACTTTCCCGGCTGGGTCGTAAGGATGGGCACGGAAACGTCAGTTGGTCTTGTACCAAAATCAGCCGTATCCTTCGCAACGCAACGTATATGGGCTATATCTGCTACAACAAGTCCAAGGTCAACAACTATCTTGAAAAGAAGCGCATCAACAATCTGGACGAAACTTCTTTCGTCTATGTAAAGGGCAACTTTGAGCCGATCGTATCAGAAAGCCTTTGGCACGAATGTGAGCGCATCCGCAAATCCCGTATTTCCAGCCTGCGCCTTCCTGATGGAGAGACAAGGCGTAAAGGAGCCAGAACTACCAAGAATCTGTGGGTGTCAAAACTTCGCTGCCGCTGCGGTTCCTCCTACCGCATTTTCAACTGGCGTAAACTGAAGGACGGAACGCCGGTCTTTGGCTACCAGTGCAATATGCGAACCGTCAACCCGACCCGTTCCTTCGTTCTGGAGCACAACATGACCCAGCAGCTCAGTTGTGATGCCATTTCCATCCCGGAGTGGAAGCTGGAACTGATGGCGAAGAAGATCTTTGAAAAGGTCTGGGGCAATCAGAATAAAGCCATCCTTCGTGCCTGCAAGATGATTGAAAGCTGCCAGAACGGAAAAGCCGCCACACGAATGTCCGCTGCACCGATTCAGAGCAAAATCGAAAAAATCAAAAAGCGCAAGCTGAACTACGCTGCCATGCGTGCAGACGGCGAACTGCCAAGAGAGGAATACCAAGCCCTCTGCAAACAGGCAGATGACGAAATTGCACACTTGGAGCAGGAACTGAAAGCCCTCTCCCCTGCGCCCGAACCGCAGACGGTTTCTTCGGACATGAAAGCGATCTATGATTTTCTCTCTCAGAAGATCGATGTGCACGGTGCCCGTCTTGCTCCCGAATTGATCGACCAGTTCGTTGAAGTGGTCACCCCCATTGCCGATTACTCCTACCGCTGGAAGCTGAACACCGGCTGCAAGAAGTCCAAAGAGGAGCGCGCCAATCTGATGGCTGTATCGGAAAAGCCCATTCTTACCTTCACCATCGACTTTGAAACCGCCAAGCGTTACCGAGAAGCCAACAAGATGCCCCACCAGTTCCGTCGTGCAGCGTGGACCGACCTGACTGTGGAGGTGTATCTGTGATGCTTCTGGAAAGCAGCCCTGTGTTAAACGCAATTCACCTCATACATGAGCAAATAAATAAGGCCCACCGCCAAAATTGACGGTGAGCCTTATTTTATGCTTGATTTTTAGCGATAATTCGCTATAAAATCCTTATGCTCTCGGTTTTTTAATAGCAGCCTGAGCAGCAGCCAGACGGGCGATAGGCACACGGAAGGGAGAGCAGCTGACGTAGTCCAGACCGACGTTGTGGCAGAACTCCACGCTCGTGGGATCGCCGCCGTGCTCGCCGCAGATGCCCAGACCCAGGTCGGGGCGGGTCTCACGGCCGTCGTGGGCAGCCATCTTGACCAGCTTGCCGACGCCGACCTGATCCAGATGCTGGAACGGATCGCTCTCGTAGATCTTGTTCTCGTAGTATGCGCCCAGGAACTTGGCAGCGTCATCACGGCTGAAGCCGAAGGTCATCTGGGTCAGGTCGTTGGTGCCGAAGCTGAAGAACTCAGCCTCCTTGGCGATCTCGCCGGCAGTCAGGGCTGCGCGGGGGATCTCGATCATGGTACCGACCTGATACTTCATGTCAACGCCGGCAGCAGCGATCAGCTCGTCAGCAACCTTGACGACAACGTCCTTGACGAACTTCAGCTCCTTGACCTCGCCGACCAGCGGGATCATGATGTGCGGGGTGATCACATGGCCGGTCTCAGCAGAGACGTTCAGAGCAGCCTTGATCACAGCACGGGTCTGCATAGCAGCGATCTCGGGGTAGGTAACAGCCAGACGGCAGCCACGGTGACCCATCATGGGGTTGAACTCGTGCAGAGAAGCAACCACGTTCTTCAGGTCTTCGTAGGTCATGCCCATGTCGGCAGCCAGTTCCTTGATGTCCTCGTCCTTGGTGGGCAGGAACTCGTGCAGAGGCGGGTCCAGATAACGGATGGTCATCGGGCGCTCACCCATGATGCGGTACATAGCCTCGAAGTCGCCCTGCTGGAACGGCTCGACCTTGGCCAGAGCAGCCTCGCGCTCTTCCACGGTGCGTGCGCAGATCATCTCGCGGACAGCCTTGATGCGGTCCTCAGCGAAGAACATGTGCTCGGTACGGCACAGGCCGATGCCCTCAGCACCCAGATCCACTGCCTGCTGTGCGTCACGCGGGTTATCAGCGTTGGTCATGACCAGCAGCTGACGAGCTGCGTCTGCCCAGCCCATGAAGCGGTTGAAGTTCTTGTTGCCGGTAGCGGCCACGGTTGCGACCTGCTCGCCGTAGATGTTGCCGGTGGAGCCGTCGATGGAGATCCAGTCGCCCTCGACGAACTTGTGGCCGTTGATCTCGAAGGTCTTTGCCTCCTCATCGATCTTGACCTCGTTGTCGTTGCCGCAGCCGGAGACACAGCAGGTGCCCATACCACGAGCAACAACGGCTGCGTGGCTGGTCATGCCGCCGCGGACGGTCAGGATGCCCTGAGAGACCTGCATGCCCACGATATCCTCGGGGCT